AACGAAGCGGAAGGACTGCCCGACGAAGGGATCGCACCCGGCACCCGTTTCGCCGACATCCCCGCCGACTGGCGCTGCCCGCTGTGCGACGTGGGCAAGGACGATTTTGTTGTCGTCGATTTCTGATTTCGCGATGTCCTGATCGCGGTTGATTGCGCGATCGCGCGCGTTGGTGTGCATTCCGCCCCGCCGACGCGCCGCGCGTTTGCTATACTCTGCGCGCTGTCCACACTGCCTCCGGTTCGCGTTGTTTCGTGTGATCACCCGGACATGGCTCTCCCCGTAGTTCAATGGATAGAACAAGCGCCTCCTAAGCGCTAGATACAGGTTCGATTCCTGTCGGGGGGACCAAGAATCCTCCAAAGTTCCACCAGCTTCGCCACAAGAACCCCGTCACGCTTGGCTGTGCGGGGTTTTTTGTTGCAAACTTCCACCAGCAACCCCCAGTGAAAACAACCCCCGACTTGGGGTTGTTTTGGGGGTTCCGCAAAACACCCCCGTCAAACAACCCCCGAGGCACCAGCACATGGCGCTCACCGACCTCAAGGTCCGCACAGCCAAGCCCACTGAGAAACAACAGAAGCTTTATGACGGTGGCGGACTGCTGCTATTGATAACGCCAGCCGGCGGCAAGCGATGGGTTCTCAAGTACCGCGTCGACGGCAAAGAAAAGAGCCTGGCGCTCGGCACGTATCCGGAGGTCTCGCTTGCCGAGGCACGCGCTCGCCGCGATAGCGCGCGTGAAAAGCTTGCCGCAGGCGTTGACCCAGGCGAAGCCAAGAAAGCCGACAAGCGCGCTGCGCAACTGGCCGCCGCCAGCTCGTTCGAAATCGTCGCGCGCGAATGGTTTGAGACTCAGCGCGGTGGATGGTCTGAGGTGTATGCAGGCAAGGTCATCCACTGCCTGGAAGTCGACGTATTTCCCCGACTCGGCGCTCGCCCTATCGCGAGCATCGATGCTCCCGAGTTGCTGGCGATCATCCGCACCGTCGAATCTCGCGGCGTTCGCGAGACGGCCAAGCGGGTTCTGCAGCGTTCGCGTGCCGTGTTTCAGTACGGCATCATGACCGGCCGCTGTACTCGAAACCCGGCGGCCGACATTGACGCGGAAACCGTATTGAAGAAGAGCGCCGGCGTACAGCATATGGCACGGGTGAAAGCGACCGAGATCCCGCAGCTCATGCGCGACATCGAGGAATATTCAGGCGATCTGGTCACGCGGCTCGCCTTGCGGTTCATGGCGCTGACGTTCGTGCGGACAAAAGAAATGATCCAGGCCGAGTGGTCAGAGATCAACGTCGATGCTGCTGAATGGCGCGTGCCCGCCGATCGCATGAAGATGCGCGATCCGCACATCGTCCCGCTTTCCCGGCAGGCAATTGACGTTCTGACACAGTTGCGCGCGATCAATGGCGAGCAGCGCTTCGTCTTCTACAGCGTGCAGGGCCGGAGTCATATCTCGAACAACACGATGCTGTATGCCCTGTATAGGATGGGCTACAAGTCGCGCATGACCGGACACGGCTTCCGCGGCCTTGCGGCGACAGCGCTGCGTGAACTGGGATACAGCCGCGACGTTGTCGAGCGCCAGATGGCGCACGCGGAGCGCAACCAAGTCACTGCGGCTTACGTCCACGCCGAGTATCTGCCAGAGCGTCGCAAGATGATGCAGCACTGGGCCGACCACCTCGACGAGCTGAAGGCGGGCGCAAAGGTACTACCCTTCACGTCATCCAATGGTTGATTGCGATATCTGTAAAAAAGGCATCGCGGACAATCGGGGCTCGGGGCAAACACGCCGACGTTCGGCCACGAGCAGCCTCTCGATACGTGCCCCTGATCGTCGACAACGCTCAAATCGATCCCGTAGGAGCGTTCATATTGGCGTGCCTGCGTGATAGATGGGTCGGATCGCTTCCGCCGTGCTGAAGATTGTCTGCATTGAGATGGCACATGTGACGCCCGGCCCGGCATCATTTATCTGCAACGTCGCCTTCTCATAGGGCTACCGGTTCGGGATCAGAAATGCTGACTTGCGGCGTACATTCGATCCGATCGTCCCGGCTAGGCAACCTGTGCGCCTGTCAAAAACCGAACTCCAGGACACGCAGTAACTAGCGATGGATGTGAGGGCTTCCGACCACGTCTGTCAACCAACAGTCCCGACCATGCTCTAGTTGCACACATCCCTCGACGGATGAGTCCAATCGCACTCATCCGTCGAACGAAGCAGTATAATTAAATGGTAGTCGGCTCACGGAGCGGAGCTCCGCCCAGGCTAATGCAGTAACCTGCCAATGTGTGCGAGCGGCACCAAAGCAGGGTTATCGGGACAAAGCAGTACGCAGCAAAGCCATCAGCCAGCGCGCTCATGGCAAAGAACATCACCGACGTGATGCTCATAAGGACGGACCCGGACAGCACAAAAAGCAAATTGCGAAATGCAACCACCTAACTGTCACGGAGGTTCAGACAAATGAGTAAAGCTATCTATCACATCGTTGAGTTCGTTCGCTCTACCCTTGCGAACGTTGCAGCCGCAGTAATTGTCCTATATCTGTCACACAGCCTGGCTCCGTGAGCCGATTTCCTTGAACCCGCCAAGCGCGGGTTTTTTCTTGTCCAGACTAGTTTACATATACAGAATCGCTATCGACGGAAAGGAGCGGGAATGAGTTCCGAGATCGTTGTCGTGAAAAGTTATAGACAGGGTTGGGGAGTCGTTGAATTTTTTAAAGAGACGCAAAAGCATGCCGAAATTTCCCAAAATTTCCTAATCGCGAGACTCAACACCGAGAATATAAAAGATATCCTTCGGGAATATATAATTGAAAACGGAATCTCGTCGCTCTTTCATTTTACGATAACATGCGATGCAGTGACACATCCAGGAATTCACGTCGACGACATAGAGAAAATCGTTCTTGGGTTTATCGACAAGCTAAATGGCGTAGAAGATCTGTATATCATTGACCCATACTTTTACTCCGACGACCCGCAATGCGTTGCACTTTTCGGAAAAATGATTTCCGCACTATCAAAAAACCTCAAGACGATTACTTTTTTCACAAACGGCAAGACAACGAACAAAAAGGCTGCGATGCATGATTTACTGAGCCAGCTAGTGCCGCATGTTACAGTTAGCGACGTGAAGACGCACATATTCCACGATCGATACTGGATCGATGCCATCAGAAACATCGGCATTGTGATGGGAACATCACTAAACGGCATAGGTAAAAAAATCGCGCTCGTGGATAATCTTTCCCATCATGACGCCAAGGAAATAGCTCAACTTGCGTATCCGCTAGTCAAGCCATAAGCGGCATTTGCAACCTCATGGGTGGGCACGAAATAGATGTCCGTATTGGCATCAGCAAGCTTTCTCAGAACGCAATCCTCCACTCGCGTTCTATCCACCGGTCTGAATTAGATTGACTCAGCCTGACTTTGGGACTCATCGACCGTCGCCCACGACGTCTTGGGAAATTCGAGCTCCCAGAGGGCCCACAGCGAGGTTCAGCCTGCCGCCATAGGGTGTCAAACCTTCTTGACGGCATCTGTGTCGGTGTCGTTTCGAATGATCGTTGTCAGGGACGGCGACCGGCTGTTATGGAGTGGACGGCCCGGCTTCCACAATTGCGTGGCAATACCTCAGCAAACTGACCGTCGTAGACAATCATTATCCCGATGCCACGACTACCCTTCGCATCATCCGATGCCTGATTGTCATACCTGTACAAAAATACAGTATATCGATCTACAATCAATGCCCATGGTTGCCAACTGACGGCATCCCGACAGTCAAACCGCGCCTAGCTCGACGGGGCGAAAGCCGGGTGCCCTACCCGGTTGGCGCGGTTCCTAAACAGGGCTTTGCTTCAGGGCTAGCAATGCGGGAGTTCGGTTCATTCAAACGCTGGTTCACCATCACGCAGGCTGCGAACCTTCTTCGAGAATCGTTCGGCGAGGACATTACGGACTCTGACGTTCTCGATCACGTATATGCAGGCCAGATTCCGGTTTGGTGGGATGCGACAGCGAGATACGCGATACCTATCGCGCGGGGTTGTCACTGCTTCGGCGCCCGTCCAGACCCGTCCCTCGCGGGCATAGGGCGCCAGAGATCCGGTGTGGAACGGGAGCAATGGTTTCATCAATCCGAACGCGTTCAATTGCTCGAAGGGGTGTACCGCATTGCCGTCGACGCCCGGAGGGACCGCCAGGAAATCTTCGACGGCGATCGGTTAGGAAAAATTGAATTCACGGATGGAATCCTGCTGCTCGATCAAGACAACGACTCTCTGTTGCAGGTGCTTCGAAGGATGCCGTCTCGGCCAGCAGGGTCAAATAGCGTGCGGGATTTCATCGTCGATTTGGAGTTTCCCTCACCGGATACGTTTCGAATCAGTAGCGCCGATCTCCGCAGTCTGTTGAACGATGACCGCACCGGCACTGACGCTTCTGCACCGTCCGATCTTGGCGACCGGGAACGCACGTCCCTTCACAAGCAAATTGGCGCTCTCGCGCTTGCTCTAGCGAGCGCATCGAATCGCTATAGGAAGGGGGACGATCCAAACTCGTCGAGAATCGCCGAGGCAGTCACCGATATTCTCGACGCTCTGCCAGACGCCAAGCGACAAGGCACGGGGTCGTCATCGATCAGAGCCAGTATTAAGGCCGGCCTTGACCTGCTCAGCGAAGCTTGATCGATTTGCCAGCTAGCAGCGAGTTTTGCCAGCTGGCACCCGCGCTCGGCGCAACATATTTAACTACCGCCATGTTCAACAACCTTGTACGAGGTTTACAGCATGGCTGCCAATTCAACATTCGCACAACCGAGAGCACAGGCGCTCACCACTGCTCCCCAAGCGCTGCCGCTCGACGGATACCCGCCGGATCGGAAACGGCGACCGTGTTCACGGCACACATTTGCAAGACGGGGTGTCCGCCGTGTCGGAGCTTGCGTGCGAGCAGCCGCGCTTCCAGCTCGCGGATAGCTGGCGACATGGAAACGAAGCCCTGGCCGAATTCGACGAACCGGCTCAACTCTTCATCGGTGAAGCCGACCCGCTCAAGCCACGGTTTCAGGAATCGCATGTTGTACCGGTCGAACGCGAGCGCGCGCACGTTGCAGCGGTCGAACACGCCGCGCAAATGTTCGGCGACGAACTCGTATTCAATGGCGCTGCCGGGCGTCGTCTGAAGCAGTCCATCACGCGCCCACACGTCGTAAGGCACGCGATCGGCGCGCGCCTTCGCTTCTAGGCCGTCCTCCGGGAGCCAGAATGTCGGATGAACGTCGCCGGCCTCCGACAGCAGAACGAGCGCCGTCAAGTCACTCACGCTCGATAGATCGAGGCCGCCATAAACGTCCTCGCCGTCCAGCTCGGCAGGTTCGCCGCCGTTCTCCATCCAGATCGCGCGCGCGACAAACGGATTGCGAGCTTCGACGCGCTGATTCAAAACCAAGTTGCGATAGGCCGATTCGCGGCTCGGCAGGCGCTTCGCATCCGACGCCATGCGACGCACTTCCTCGCGATTCATGAACACGTCGAAATGCGGGTTCGCCAGCCGGATCGCCTCATCGCTGAATGGATCCATGTCGAGCGGCGCGGTATAGAGCGCCACCTTCAGACGCGGATCGGCACCGCTGAGAGCGTCGTCGATGAGCAGGCTGAGCAGGTCACCATCGGTAGGGGCCTGCGTGCTGATGACGATCGACAGGGGACTTTCCTGCGCTGCGCTCGCCGTTTCCAGTGCCTCGTACAGTTGGGAGCGTGGGCCTTTGACCTGGCCGAGCTCGTCGTGGATCGTGAGTGCGGGGCTCAGACCGAATTTGGTTGCTGCGTCGGCCGACAGCGCCTTGTAGATTGTGCCGAGGTCGTGACACAGTAGCTCCTTCGCCGTGTCGCGGATGGTGACGTATTGCGACAGATCCTCGGACATGCGGACAACCTTCGCCGCGAGTTCGAACAGCACGGCCGCCTGGTCGCGCGATTGCGCTGCGCTGTATAGCTGGCTGTTTGGCCGCGCCTCCGGGCCGACGAGGTGAAGCAACACGAGGAACGCTGAGAGGGCCGTTTTGGCGTTCTTGCGCGCCATCGAGAGGATGAACGTGCGCGTCGGCGTGTCGTAGATTTGCTTGATCCAGCCGCGTTGCTCTTTCGTGAGCTTGACGGGCTGCCCGACGAGTCGGCCTTCAGGGATGCGGCAGTGCTCTTCGATCCATCGGATGTTGCGCTCGCCGCGAGAGACACGCTTTACGCGGGGAGTTCCCATGGTTTCCTTGCCTTCTTCTGGTTCGTCAGTGAACGACCTACCGTCGTCGGATGTTCGACGGCCTGCCGGGTGATGCGCAGTCGCGTCGCAAGCGACGAGGCCGCGCGACTCTCACGCTCCGACATTGCGAGCAGTCGGTCGTAGCGTTTCAGGCCATCGTCGTCCGCGAGCCATGCGCGCTCGAAATTTAAAATCTCTTCAGCCAGTACGCGAGCGTTCGTGACGTGACGACAGTACATTTCCAGCAGCGGCGCATGGGTTGCCGTGAACGCGCTCGCCGGTTGATCGTTGACGACCTCCATCCAGACTGCGCGCTCGCCGTCACTCAGGTGGAGTGGCGCCGTAAGGCGCTGTTCGGCCGCAACCGGCGCGGCTGTCGCCGTTACGATCGATGCGGCGGATTTCCGTCCTCGTTGAGCCATTTTTTACCTTTTTTGTCCACGTTTATGAAAGCGAAGGGAGCGGTCGGTTTCCCGGGCTTTGAATCCCGAGAAATCGACCACCCCCCCGGGCCTGGGGCTACAGGTCATGACCAACTGCCGTCGAGCGGCAGGCCGTCAGGCCCGAATGCCTTGCGCCGCTCTCGATGACCGAACTGCTGGCGCGTCACCTGGTCATGGTGATCGGCACACAGTCCGCGGAGGTTGTCGTCGGCGTCGGTGCCTCCGTGTTCGAGCGGTTTGATGTGATCGACGACGACGGACTCGCGCACAACGTCCTGTTGGGCGCACAGCACGCAGATCGGATCGCGTCGAAGGATGCGGGCGCGGCTCTTCATCCACTTGCTGCCGCGCGTGCGCAGTTGGACACGTGCGCTCATCGCACATCTCGGATTGGCATTTAATTGCTCGAATACTTGTGTTATTGAAATTATCTGCTACGTCGCGGACGTTTACAACAGGAGGGATGGAGATGTGGTGGAACAGGCCCGCCGAAGCGAGCCTTGGGCGTTATGCCTTGTGTGGTGTCCGCGCCTTCGCGAGCCGTTCCCGGAAGTAGGCAAGATCGGGCCGTAGCGTGCTGACTGGCTGACGTTCGACGGTCAGCACGACGTTGTCGTAATGCGCGTCAGTCCAATGCTCCAGTCGGGCCAGCTCCGTCACGGCGTCGAATAGCTCTTTCTGCCATTCCTTCATCTGTTCCGGTGTGAGGCAAGGGACGAACGGCAGGAATGGACCATCTTCTATCGGCAGACCGGCCAGCTCGCGCGCGCACTCGCGCAACGCCTCCCGATTCGTTCGCATGACGGGCAGCAGTCGGTCGGCAGCTTCCTTCGGTCCGCGCCACGTCAACCGATCGCCGTCGACGGTCAGGGTGATCCTGTTGCGTCGGCATTGCTGAACGACTCAAGGCTCTCGCGAAGAAGCGAGCGGAACACATCGCACGCAAAAAGGCGCTGATGGATGGCGCTGACGCAGACGGTGGCCGCACGCTGAACGAAGCCGAGTCGACGGAATACGACCAGCTCAACGCCGAGCTGAAGTCGCTCGACGCCCACGAAACACGCCTCAAGGAACAGCAAGCGATCGAGGCCAAGTCGGCCGTTCCGATCGCGGGCGGCCCGGCGGCGCACTCGCCCGTCATCGTGACGCCCAACGTCACCAAAGGCACGGCGTTCACGCGTTACGCGATCGCACTCGCGCGCTCGAAGGGCAACCTCATGCAAGCGGCCGAGATCGCGAAGCAATGGAAGGATTCAACGCCGGAGGTTGAGACGGTCCTCAAGGCGGCCGTCGCAGCCGGCACGACGACCGATCCGTCGTGGGCCGCGCCGCTCGTCGAATATCAGAACATGGCCGGCGAGTTCATCGAACTGCTGCGCCCGGCTACGATCGTCGGTCGCATCGAAGGGCTTCGCCGCGTCCCGTTCAATGTCCGCATCCCCGGTCAGGCGACGGGCTCGTCGGTCGGCTGGGTCGGCGAAGGCAAGCCCGCGCCCGTCTCGGCGCTGGCGTTCAACACGACGACACTCGGCTTCTCGAAGGTAGCCGGCATCGTCGCGATCACGGAAGAACTCGCGCGCTTCTCGACCCCGAGCGCAGAAAGCGTCGTCCAGCAGGATCTCATTTCGACCATCAGCCAATTCCTCGACGGGCAATTCATCGATCCGGCTGTTGAAGCCGGCGCGAATGGCCTGTCGCCCGCGTCGATCACGAACGGCGTCAAGGCGATTCCGGCATCAGGCAAGGATGCGGAAGCCGTGCGCGCCGACGTGAAAAAGGTATTCCAGGCGTACATCACGGCCAATCTGTCGGTCGCGGGCGCGGTCTGGATCATGTCGGAGACGACGGCCCTCGCGCTGTCGCTGATGCTGAACGTGATGGGGCAACCGGAGTTTCCGGGCCTGACGATGGCGGGCGGCACGTTCTTCGGTCTGCCGGCGATCCTGTCGCAAACGGCCGGCAACAACATCGTACTCGCGAAGGCAAGCGAAATCCTGTTCGCCGACGACGGCGGTGTGACGCTCGACGTGAGCCGCGAAGCGTCGCTGCAAATGGACAGCGCGCCCGTCGCTGGCGCTACAGAACTGGTGTCGCTGTGGCAAAACGGCTTCATCGCCCTGAAGGCCGAGCGCTTCATCAACTGGAAGCGTCGCCGCGTCGAAGGCATCCAGTACATTTCCGACGCAGCCTACGGCGACGCAGCGCAAGCGGGCTAAGCGGGGAACGCCATGCAAACCTATGAGGTAGTCGTGGCGTTCCCGTATGCGGGACGCACACGGCACGTCGGCGAGCGGATCGAGGTTGGCGATCCGAAGCACGTCGAGCTGCTGATCCTGCTCGGGAAGATCCGCGAGCCGGCGGCGAAACGTTCCACTTACAAGCGCCGCGACATGCGGCCGGAGGGTTGATGCGGCTTTTCTCCTGGACGCGGAAAGCCGCTCCGCCCGCTCCGGTCGGCGGAGGCGGCACGATTGCCGGTGTCGTGCGCGAGCCGTTCGCGGGCGCGTGGCAGACCGGTATGGGCGTTGATAGCCGCCACGACCTGCTCGCGTTCTCGGCCGTGTACGCGTGCGTGGATCGCATCGCCTCGGACATTTCGAAACTCGGCATCCGGTATGTGAAGCAGATCGGCAATATCTGGCAGGACGCCAGTGCGCCCCGCTTCACAGGGCCGCTGCGCCGGCCGAATCCGTACCAAAATCGAATTCAGTTCGTGAAGGCGTGGCAGGTGTCGAAGCTGCTCGCCGGCAACGCGTATGTGCTGCTCGTTCGCGACATGCTCCGCAACGTGATTGCGATGTACGTGCTCGACCCAACGCGCGTTGTTCCGCTCGTCGCGCCCAGCTGGGCTGTGTTCTATCAGGTGGCCGCCGATCCGCTGCGCGGCCTGCCAGAGCAAGTCACAATTCCGGCGTCCGAGATTATTCACGATCGCGGTATCTGCCCTTGGCATCCGCTCATTGGTGTATCACCGATCGTCGCGGCGGCCGCGGCCGGCACGATGGGAAATCGTATCCAGCAGAACAGCCGGAAGTTCTTCGGCAACATGTCGCGGCCTGGCGGCATCCTCTCCGCGCCCGGCAAGATCAGCGACGAAACCGCAAACCGGCTGAAGACACATTGGGAAACGAACTACGGCGGTGAGAACGCCGGTCGTTTGGCCGTAGTGGGTGATGGACTGAAGTACGAAACCGTTATGATGACCGCGACGGATGCGCAGCTCGTCGAACAGCTTCGCTGGGCTGTCGAAGACGTGGCGCGTTGCTATCACGTCCCGCTCTACAAGATCGGTGCCGACCCGACCGGTTCTAAAACGGCAGCCAACATTGGCGCGCTCGAGCAGTCGTACTACACCGATTGCCTGCAAGCCCCAATCGAAGAACTCGAGCTCTGTCTCGACGACGGTTTCGAAGTCCCGGACGGTCAGGGGTTTGACGTTGATGTGCGCGGGCTGTTGCGCATGGATCCGGCAGCGAGATATGACGCGCATTCTAAAGCCGTAGGTGGTGGCTGGATGGCCCCGAATGAGGCGCGCGCTGCCGAAAACATGGCGCCGGTTCCGGGCGGCGATACGCCCTACCTCCAGCAGCAGAATTACTCGCTGCGTGCGCTTGCCGAGCGCGACAAGAGTCCGGCGCCGAACAGCGCCACGACAGCCAGCAAACCTGAATCAAAGGAGCCGACGAATGGCAATTAAGCAGCTCGTCTCATTCAACCGCGCACTTTCGCATCTGCGCGTCGAAGCGGGCGAGGATGACGACGCGATCAAGGATCTGATCGACGCGGCCAGTGACATCGTTGTGGACTACCTGAAGCTCAAGGAAATCCCCGGCACCTGGGCGCTCGAGGACGGCAACGCTACGAGCACCGTTCCCGGCCCGGTGCGCTCTGCCGTTCTGCTGGTGCTCGGCACCCTATACGACGACCGTGAAGGCACAACCAGCCCGCTCACACCGGCGGTCGAGTCGCTTCTTATGCGCTTGCGCGATCCGGCTGTGGCATGACTCCGTGGCCAGCACACTCAGATACTAAAGGAGGGGGGGGCCTTCAAGTATTCAGGCCCTTTTTCATCTAGACCGCCAGTACCCTCACGAGCAGAAAAAGCACCTGAATGTATATGCAACTGCTTTTCGGCCCACCTTCAACCCTCTTTATACGACCTTGTACGCCGAGTTTGACGCAAGAATTTCAATATCGGTCTTGTACATACGCAATAGCTTTATAACCTCATCAGCAAGCGCCCGAAAATCATCACCACTGAGATCAAGATATTCGCCGTGAGCTATTCCATTCCGCCGCTTAAGAAGCGATTCATCAATTAAGTTGTAGTACGCATCATACGGGGCCGTAGAAATACCAATCGAAACCGCAATATTTTGAAAAACTTCAGAATTGAGATTTGACTTTGCATCGATCGCATTTGAAAGCGCAAGATCAGCCCTTTCACTCAATTGAGTTCTAAAAAAATCTACGGCAGCAATATTTATAGCTGACTTTCGAGATTCCACAATGCCCGCAAGGTGCTTTTTGGCACCGAAAACAACAAAGCAGCTCGCCAGTTCCTGATAGCTAAGTCGCTGTCCAGTTACGTAACGCAGGTAATCCTGCGAAGCTTGCTTCACGAAACCCTCCCAGTGCGCATACACGAGAGGAACCCCTGCACGAATTATCGTAGCCTGAGAAAGCGAAGAACTTCCTCTGACAACAACTTTCAGATCAGCGATTTCTTTGAGCCGCCACGAAAAACCTTGATCCAAATATTCCTGCAATTGATTCAAGGTTCTAATTTTACTCATGGTCGAAAATAAGCTGCAGCCATCGGCAAGAGATTACTTAGCCTGCTCGTGCCACGCACACCGGCCCCAGAGTACTGGTTAAAAATCGGCTCCTGCCAAAGACGCTGGCATTTCTCGCGGACGATTTCATTTTTTCTTGCGTCATCGTTCTGTTCGATAGCATCGATATTTCGCGACGCGCCAAGCGCGACGACTTCGAACACGCTCATTAGAAATTTCCCGCTGAACCCGGCGCCATCCCATCGCTTGAATGCGTTCTCACCCATTGCGACGTTAAGCAAGCGAAATGTTCTCGCAAAAATATCGCCTTCCGCGACCCGATCAAAGTCATCTCGTGTCGCAAGCTTAAACAGTGCATCATCCAAATACTCGTGGACGTCCATACCGGGGCCATAGGGAACATGTCGAAAAGCCAAGAAGCGCAGCGCAAGTTCGACATGCATCTGTCTTTCGATTGCAGCCTCGGTTTGATTGATCGTTGCTCGAAAGTCGGGACTTTCCGCGAGCTGCGACATCCAGTGCTGGAAAGGCTGATTGAGCATAACGCCAACGCAGTTCCGGATCTCTTGTTCTGATAGATTTTCGCCGCCGGTATTCAATCGTTGGAAGAGTTCGTATTTCGCTCTCGGATCGCTTTCCTGCTTGAGTATTTCGACACGCATCCGCGCTCGCTTGATCTGGAGTTGCTGTGCCCCTCCAATTCCGTCTGCGCCGTCCTCTGCGGCCGGTTCCCAGCGCTTATCGACTAAGTCCGGTAAGTAACGTGTCCCCTCCAGGGACGATGCCGGCCGAACTCTACCGTCGGTAGCCCTGAGTACGCCAACAAACTCGAAAATGGTCGAAAGGCGTTGCAATCCATCGATGAGCTCCCAAACCCCGTCAGCGTCCTGATACACGAAGATAGGGGGCAGCGGCAAACCCAAGAGGATGGATTCAATGAAACGCGTTTTTCGCGTTTGGTCCCATCGAAAGAGGCGCTGATACTCCGGCTGAATCTTGATCTCGCCTTCGCGATACAGATTGATGAGTTCGCCGACTGACATGTCGTAGCCGTCGGACACAATCTCCCGTCGAGCAAGTGCGATTTCGTCCTGTAATGCCATTGCGGAGTCCAGTTGTTAGGGGGCACTCATAGAGGATAGCTAGCGTATATCGATCCGCTCCCCCAGTCCACACATGTAACTTGAGGCAGACCCTGCACTTGAGAAGTACGTGTGATCACGGATCGGGATTGCCAAAGGCAAGCTCGCACATGGCGTCGAGCATGCGGGGGTTCTTTTGGGGGTCTTTTTATCAACACCACCCGCCCACCCCTTTTCTGACATGCAGACATGAATTCTGTCGGGGGACCAGCCATCCTCATGGTTTCATCCACTTTCCCACGCTCAAGTACCGCAACGACGGCGACGAAAATCGCCTGACGTCGAGGCAGACCGGCAAGCACCAGCAGTCAACCCACACGCCAGATCGTAGCACCCGGTGAAGGTGAACCGCGGCTTCCATTCGACGCAAATCAAAGATCGTTTGACTCTCCACATCAGCCCTAGTACACTTCGCGCCGCGGGGTGGAGCAGTCTGGCAGCTCGTCGGGCTCATAACCCGAAGGTCGTAGGTTCAAATCCTACCCCCGCAACCAATACCGAAGCCCGCTCTGCGAAAGCAAGCGGGCTTCTTGCTTTCCGCATGCACGGCTGCGTGTGCGCTGACTGCCAGCAGCGCATACGGATCAACGAACATTCAGCCGCCGGCACTACCTGCGACACACGATCGCATCCTGCCCAATCGCCATGGCCCTGCGCCACATATTGCGTAGAATTCCGAACCTTCTTCAGCATCCGGACTCCCGCAATGATTCGAGCGATCGCGGCACTCGCCGCCCTTTCAGCGATGACCGGCACGGCTACCGCCGCCGACACCCTCACCGCGCCCGCAACGCAGCGCTATGTAAGCCCCGGCATCGCCAATATCACGAACGCAGCGGCACCGCACCCTGAAACCACCTCCGCCGACGCGCGCTGCCGTGAACTGGCCGCCGGCATCGACGCTGTCACGCACACCCCCGACCGCGGCCAGAAGGTCGTGCGCGGGATGGGCCCGGACGGCAAGCCGCGCAACGAACTGCGCGCTTACGACAAGCGGGCCGATCTCGAAACCGAGCATCACCGGCTCGGCTGCCGATAACGAACGCAACCCCGCCCGGTCGAAAAATCACGCCGGGCGTCGGCATTCACGCACTCACGCGTTCGCACCACCGTCGATCGTCAACCCGGTCCCGTTGATCGACCGCCCTTCCGGCCCGACCACGAACGCGACGAGCGCCGCCACGTCGTCGGCCTTGCCGTACTGCGGGATCGCCATCCGCGAACGCTGCGCACTGGCATGCTCGCCGTCGGCCGGATTCATGTCGGTATCCGTCGACCCCGGATGCACGATATTGACCGTGATGCCGCGCGGGCCGAGATCGCGCGCGAGCCCCTGCGTCCAGCCGATCAGCGCGGCCTTGCTCGCCGCATAGAGGCTCATCCCCGCATCGGGCACGCGCGTGGCGAGGCAACTGCCGGTCGATACGATGCGTCCGCCCTCCCCTAGATACCGCGCCGCCGCCTGCGACGCGACGATCACCGCGCGCACGTTGACGTTCAGCGTCGCGTCGATATCGTCGAGCGTGAGATCGCCCAGCGCACCCGCCCGGAAAATCCCCGCGTTGTTGACGAGGATGTCGAGGCCGCCGAACGCCTCCGCGGCACGATCGACCGCGTCGCGCACGGCCACCGGATCGGCGCTGTCGGCCTGGATCGCTACGGCGCGACGGCCCAGCGCCTCGATGCCGGCCACGACGGCCTGCGCCCGTTCAGCCGATTTCTCGTAGGTGATCGCAACGTCCGCGCCATCGGCCGCCAGCCGTTGCGCGATCGCCGCACCGATGCCGCGGCTGCCGCCCGTGATGAGTGCACGCTTGCCCTGAAGTCGGTTCATGTCGGTTCCTTTCCTCATTTATGTAACGACCGACACAGAATGTGGCAAGTTGCGCGACACAGTCAATTGATTTAATTTATCGATCGATACAGA